TTTATAGAGCCTGTACGACCAGCTATCTCAGTAGCGGCAGCAGTAGCCATCTCAAGCCCTGCTTGGTCTGTAACTTCCTCTGAGATGACTCGTCCGTTCTTGTCTAGAGCTTGTACAACTAAGTCTCCAGGGTTCTGCGCAGACTTAGGAGCACTGTAGCCGAGAGCTTCGGCCAAAGACTCGTCAGAGGCATTCTGCCTTGCGACATTGTTTACGATCTCTGGGTCAGTGGAGTAGATAGTGCCTCGACCTTTTACAGACGCGGCGTAAGCAGTTCTGCCGTTTATATCTACAGGACCAGCTTTCTCCTGCCTGCCCGCAATCCAGACAGCGTTCTTAGCTGAGTCAGGATCGAACATCGCATCAAACTGCGCTTGTATGTCTGCTTCTGGCTCTGGAGTTGTATATATAGAATTGATATCGCCAAAGACCTCGTTATCAACCTCAGCGGATACTTGGCCATCGCGAGCTTTCTTTGCTAAGTCATTGGCCTTATCAAACACGCGAGAAACAGCTTCTGGTGCTGTAGCAATAGCCCCGCCGACACCACCTGGTGCGCCGCCTGCTATGGCCCCTAGAAAAGCAGCTTGGCCAAGTCGAAGGAAGGCTTCATCGGAGCTATAGTTGTCATCAACAGACATACGCTGCGCAACAAGCAGCCCTTCTTGAGTGGTTTCAGTAACACCTTCAAGCGCAAAACCTTTAGCCGCCCCGCGCCCTACATTATTAGCAAACAGATTTAAAAGGCTACTTGGGTTAGTCGGGTCAGCTTTTCTTTTCGCTAAGCTTGCTAAGTTTTTAAGAAATAAAGACTCGCCGCCTACTTCAACCGCAGTAGAAACACCGCCTAAAAGAACAGATTGAACAGCTCTATCTATGTCTAAATCGACCCCAGCTTCATCAAACTCCTTAAAACTCTCACCAGTGTTTATAGGATAAGTGCCGCCCACTGCGCCCACCTTTGCTCCTGTATCCATACCTGTCCCAAAGCGATTCGCCCTGAGAGTACTATACGCACCTTGGAGCACGGCATCTTCAGTAGCATCGAGAACTTTCCCCTCTGCTTTTTTCTGCAAAGTCTCTTTTATAAGCTTTTTAGCAACCGCTTTCTCACCGGCTGTCATTACGGCTTTAGCACCAACACCAGCTACACCGCCAACCATAGCAGTAGCTACAGTCTCAACTAAGAAGGGAGAAACTTGACCAAGTCCAGAAAAAACTTGGCTAAAAAAGCCATCTATTGTCGGCTCGTTTATGAACTGTTCGAAAGTCTCCATACCCTGAACAGCAAACTCAGACTCTCTAGTGTCTAGCTCTGCGGCTTCAATGTTAGCTTCAGCAGCTTCTTCTCGACCTATTAAGGTATTCCCTAATGCCTTAAAATATTCTAAATCTGCGGAAAGAGCATTAAGACCTTGGTTTGCACCACGTACAAAATCTTCGCCGTAACTCCCAGAAGGGCGATCTGTAATTGGGCGCTCCTGAAAATCCTGAAAAGCGGTTTCAAGATTCTGTTGCGCCTGCTGCTTTTCTGAGTTATTTAGAAGAAAAGCTTGAACTATTGCGTCTTGAGAAGATGCCATTAAAAGTTCAGCACCCTATTTTTATCTTTTCTCACTTCATTTATTAGTGTCTCTAACCAAGGCTGATCAAAGACTTCGTTAAGGTCTGCTACTAGCATTTCACCCTCATACAAGTTAGCAACTCTTGAACCTTTAGGTGTCGCAAAAGCAATTTTTGAACCGTCTTCATTTACAACTAAATTCTCCGCAAGATCCATCAACTTTATAGGCTGGTCAGCCCGAATCAAGCCCTCAAAAAAGCCATCGCTTCCAAGCTCTTTTGCATAAGCACCAAAAAGCGCAGCCGCCACTTCTACTTCTTCAGCTAAGAAAGCTTGTGCTAACCTTCCACCAGTTCCCGCTCTATTCCTACTAGTACGGAAAAACGTATTAACTTCCTTAATAAGTTCAGGGCTATCAATACCAAAATCTTCAGCAGCTAATAGTCTTCTAATCTCACTACTAGATTCCACTGCTTGGGTAACAGCCGAGTCATTTTTATCTAGCTGCTCTGTAGCCCACTTCTGCCGATCAAATGTAAACTCGTTGTAGCGTTGGTTAAGAGTGGCTATGCTGCCCGCATCATCTATCTGCTCTCCTCGACTATAATCGTATGCGCCTCGATTACGCAGGTTAAGCATGCCTTGGACGAAATCAGTGCGGTCCTTGGCATTACCAAAAGCTGGCAGCATTGCGTAAACGTGAGCAAGGTACTCTTCTTCGGGTACTTTATCAGCTAAGCTCTGGGCTGAATCAACGCCAAGATCTCTTAGGTAAGCAGCGTTTCTTTGCTGGTCAGCCTCACTTATATAGGCTTGCCCAGCTTCCTGAGCAGCTTTAAGGAGAGACTCTCTGGTTAAAGTAAACCCAGGAGAAGTAGTGCCAGACGAAAGCTCTGTGTTTGGCATAACTATAGACGAGTCCATCATCTGCAACTCTTCCCTTAACGCCTCTATATTTTTGAGGTCTCGTAGAGCAAATCGATTTTGTGAACTTTCAGAAATAGTGCCGCTTTGAACTTGGGCAAAAGCATTTTCTGCATTTGATATCCTAGTCTCTAGAGCAGACTGCATCTTAGCAAGCTCTCTCTCATTGTTTGAAATATTAGCTTTTGCAAGCCTAAGTGCGTTTTCTGCTTTTTTTATCCTATCAGGAACCCCGCCCTCTCTTGCTGTGGCATATGCGGCCTCTAACTCAGGAATACTATTCTGTAGCTCACTTAAATTAGTCACACGCTCATTCCATTCAGTACTGGCCCCCTCATAAGTTCGATAACCGCCACCCGTTATAGTCGGATTTAGCTCATCGTACTCTTTCTTAGCAGCAGCTTTTATAGCTTCAATATCACCACCAGCGGTAACAATGATTTCTTCTAGCTCCGAGTCACTAAGCTCCCCCAAGTTTTGCATTGCGGTACGGATTTCAATTTCCGTAGCTCGACCCGGATTTTCTGCAACCATGTTGCCTATGGCTACCCCAGCTTGCTCTTCTACCGTTTGACGTATATAGTCAGTAGCTTTGCTCATCTGGTAACCTTGGAAAGTGCCACTGTTAGCGCCACCAGCATCTAATATACGCCTATAGTTTTTACCAAAAGCTTTTGCTACTTCCTCTTCGGTAAAAAATGTAATCGGGTCATCTGGATCGCTAGAGGCGTTATCAGTTATAAATCCTGTATTCCCGTCATCGTCCATTATTTCAATCGCATACATCGTTGGGCTATTAGGGTCTTCTGATGGTCTAGCCTCTATTCCAACTACATTTACTGGTTTGCCCCCAGAAGAAAGATACTCAGTGTTTTGACTTAAGATAAACGAAAAAGAATCTTTATCTTCCTCTTGGAGAGCCGCTAGGTTTTTTGGATTAACAGAGCCATCAGCATTGATTAGCTCCATAAAAGGCCGACTTAAACCGGCAGTAAAATTCTGATTATCTTGAAGCTGGAATCCCCGTGTTTGGGCATCTTGTTCATTAAGAAAACCTTGTTTTCTTATCCCCCACTCTTCGGCAGCCCTTCTGTCTTGATTTTGTTGCAGAGCTAACTGCTCTTCTCTCATTCTCTGATCGCGCTGCATCATATCCATGCGTTCACGAGCAAGATCATTTTGAAAGCGCTGCTGGCCTAGGGCTTGAGCACCCTGGAAACCAGCTAAAAGTCCGTCAGCTAAAGTAGCCATGCTTGCTCCTTAAAATGCGAATGCGAAAATTGCGGCTGAGGCTAAGCTACCAATCGAGCTGTAAGTCTGCGCTTTGCTGCTTGCTTTAGCTGCCTCAAAAGCTTGTCTCCTGCTCTGCGCGTCTTGTGCCGCGCTGCCGAGCTGATTTAAAGAAGACCTGTTTACGCCTTGACCGATGTTTATAAGATCGCTTAGAAGGGCCGTATTAGCCTCTCTCTGCGCTATTCGAGCATTGTTCAATGCATCAGCGCTACCAAGAGAAGAAGCCCGCTGTAAGCTTCTCCTAGCCTCCTGTAGCTGTGCAGGGGTATAACCCGCCCCGTACCGCTGAGCATTACGCCTAGCCATCCCAGCAGCATTTTTTCGGGCCTGTAGCGCATCATCACTAGCTTGATCAATCAAAGAGGTATCGCTCTGTGACTTTGCAATTAGCTCGTCCTCAAAACCACGATAGTCTTTAATGTAATCATTAAATTCTTTCTGGGTGATGCCAGCATACATCTTGTCAGGATCACCAGTCATATTGGTAGTGTTCATACCGCCACTTGGCATTCCTGGTCCCATAGGCATAGTTGCTAGATCGTAAGCCATGAATTACCTCCCTAGAAATCCAGAATAGCCAAGACGCTCCCTAAAGCCAGTACGCCTCTTAGCATCAGAACCCACTGGGCTAAAGAAAGTGCCTTGAACCACATTTCCATCCTGATCTTTTGCCTGCGTCCCCATATTGTCGAGTCCCTGCCCAACAAAGCTGCCTATAACCTGCCCAGCAGCCTGATATTTTGCATCAGCAACCATCTGTTTGTTTCTGGCCCTCTCTAAAGCGTCACTTGTAGCCATCCTAGAAGCCTGAGCCATTCCGGTTTGAGCGTCAGCAGCTTGGCCACGCGCAGTGCCTAACACGTTCGTAGCCATCTTATTCTGTATATCTTTACCGGCGGTATTAGCTTGAGCTAACTGACCCTGCAAAGCACTCGCATAATCACCAGCACTACCTAAGCTCTGGGTTCTCTGATAGCTGGGACCAGACAAAGCCTGTGCGGTGTCTGCACTAGCTCTGCCTCGCAGAGTTTGTGCGGCATCATAATTCTTAGCGGTATCACGCATCTTACGCAGAAGAGGTGCGTATTTTTCATTGAAGTACTGCTTCTCCTGAAGTGCTACTCTAGCTGACGCTTTCTCAGAATCAGATGCTTGGTAATCTTGTGCTTTAGGTTTCGAACTCATCTACAGTTCCTTTCTATACACTATGTGGTCTAAAGACCATCCCGCTCTTTCTAAACTCTTCCCAAGACCTTTTAACGGCGTTCTAGCCTCAATGCCTTGGAAGCCAGACTTTGCCGCTATGTTTTCCATAACTCTTAAATACTTAAATATGGCTGGGGTGCTTTTACTGCTGCTCCACATCAACCAGATAAGGCAAGTCTGAGCGCCTGTGAACTGATCCCGCTCTGCGGTAGTTACTGCCCAGACTTCTGGACCCACCCAGAGCAGCGCCCTGCCTGCCTTACACTCTGCGTAAACATCTTCTGGGATAAAGGTTAGATGCTTATGCTCTTCTAAAATCTCTTCAATGCCTTGGCGAACCCAATGCCAATGCTCTCTAATATCTGCGGTAGTTACTTCTTCTTCTCTGAACAGGGGAACCTGCGTAACCTCCATATTTAACCTTCCTCGATATAGGCATATCGTAATTGTTAGCTCTTCTCGAGGCACTCATTATGCCTTCGTTAAATAACGACCCATAGATCTGAGCACCAGTAAAATCTGTCCACTCTTTCGATGGTTGCCTGAGCAACCTAAAAGCAGCTCCATTGACCAAAGTGTCTTTGTAGTCATTCATAAAGTCATTATCTAGGGAACTAGCAGACTGAGTTGGTTTCAGAGAGGCATTTATAATCAAGCTCTGGGACTCTGTCTCATTAGGCACCGGCACGATGCGAAGCTGCTCGCTGGACAATTTGACATAGTAAACGGGCTTACCGTACTCATCGCGGGTGCGCCACTTAGGCTGACGCTGTTCTAATAGTTTCGTTGTAATTGGCTCTAGATCTTGGCCTAGGAAACTTACCCACAGAATTTTATGCACAGCAGTCGAGGCCGGAACCTCGAACTCATAATCGTAGATACCAGCAATAGTGGTGATGGGGTCCATCTCAAGCTGGTAGGCATCTGCTTTTTCGCAAAGCTCTATAGCGGCGCTTCTAAGTGCGTTAACAGCAAGCAGATCCGGGCATCCTGGAACTAAGGACAGAACCTCGGGTAAAAATGAATCGAATCTAATTGCCACTAGTGAAACCACCTATTTGAGTGGGGGCAGCACTTTGTGAGGAATTATTAGGGGTTGTGATCTGATCTACTTGCCCCTTTCCGGTAACTGCCGCCATGAATAATTGATAATGGTTTGAAGCCCTCTGCGCGTTACCTGCGTAGTTGGTATCTTTCATGAACGCCATATACAGAACATAGTTTAGAATAGCTGTGCTGTATATGTCAGGTAGGCCAATATTGTCTGAAGCAGTAACTTGGGCTGGGTTGGCCGAGTATACTATCTCTATATATGCATCCCCATTAACTCCGGGGTAGACATAGAAATTTCTTGGGTTCTGCTCGTTATAAACGAAGTGTTTCACGACTGTGCCGTGGGTGGCATCGCCAGTCACGGTAGGTAAATGCCAAGAAGGAGTCTGGACATCCAGAATATCCTCGTCAACAATCCTGATAGCTTTGCCGCCAGTGCCGCCGGAAGCCGCAGACATGTTACGAACTACTCGAAGTAGTCTATTACCATCTGCGGGGATTTCTTGTTTAGTGCCAGTGGCTAGGGTAATTGTAGTGTTAGTAGCACTAGCATCGGGTTTTATAAGAACTATCTCGCGCTGTGCATCGTTGACCCAGTAAACTAGTTCAGATTCTGCCCACCGGATGTTTGCCGTATCTTGCAGAACAATTGCTGCTCTGTCTAAAACACTCTGAACTGTTACTGTCATAGTTAACGCTCAAGGACAATTGCCCAAGCAGCTGCACGTTGGTCTGCATCTGTATCCTGACCTAGTGCTTTTTTTACTGCCGAAGCTTTTGGTTCACCATTCCCTTTGAAGTCATTCGGATCGCCAAGAGTAAGTATATCTTGCATGGCATCCGCTATTGTTTCTAAGAATTCGTCTTTGACTACTTCTACAGTTTCATAGGCTTCGTTTACGTCTGGAGTGCTTGGGTCATCAGCCACAAAGTGGCCTTCTTCGTCCCTAGCCCTGATCTCTACTTCTACAGTATCGTCTAGACGCTTGGCCCCCATTTGGAGGGCTATACTGCCGATTGACTCTGAAACTTCTCTGATCTGATTTGCTTGGACTAAAACTACTGAACCGTGTGTGGTTGCAATCCTTAGATCCTTGTCGGTTGTAATTCTCATAATTAATCTTTAATAGCAAAAAAGATCCCCCCTCCGAAGAGGGGGGTCTTAGTCTTACTGGGCAGTATCGAGTGCGATAATACCAAAGTCCTCAACAGAACCGTTGTAATCGCTCTGATACTTCGGCTTACGAAGACCGAAGATCTTACCGATAGAGATACCAGACTGGTTGCCGTAGTCGAAGGTATCTTCGACAACTTCCGGCATACCGATATCAGCCATTGCAAGAGCCTGAGCACCACAGAACAGGGCACGGGCACCAACAACGTCAGCATCAGCACCCCACTTGTAGCCAGCATCGCCAGCTTCAGCAGAAGTACCAGTGGTAGCGCCTTCAGTTGAGAAGACATGACGGAACTCATGGACCATCACGCCGTCTACCATCAGGCTTGAAGAGCCAGCGAACAGCTGGTTGCTGCTACCGCGAACGCCAGCGTTACGGACGTTGGCCAGGAAGTCAGAATCCAACTTCAGGTCAGCCATCTGCTGGGGGGTAACAAACAAGTGGAATACCTCATCGTTGCCAGCACCACGAATACCGCGAATGTAGTTGTCTTTGGCATAGGCTTTCAGATCAACGATATGGCGATACTTAATAACGTCAGAGTCAGTAACAGCAGTAGTGTCACCAGAAACTAAGTCATTACCGCTAACACGGAGGTGGCGGTTAGAAGTAGGAGCAGACACATCACTAGCAAACTCAAGGTCAACCAGCTCAAGGCCGGTGGTGGCTGAAGTTGCACGGAGAGCACCGTTAGTCTTGTGAGTGTAAGCAACGCCAGCCAGAGTCAAGAAGGCCAGCTGGTCCATACGGTCAGCCATTGCATAAGCAAGAGCGTCACGAGAGGTTTCGCGGAAGTTTACGACAGACTTCTGATCGGCAAGACGACCTGCGATGCGGTTTGCAAAACGCAGCTGATCCAGCTCAACAGTGATGTCATAGGCGCGAAGTGCTTCTTCGTTACCTTCCAGAGTGTTATCCCCAGTGACACCATCGCCTGCCATATCTGCCAGCAGGGTGATTACGGCACGAGTACCTTTGTCTGACTTAGTCAGATCAGTGATACGCTGAACCATAGCGTTAGAACCAGAACCTGCGAACTGGTTCACGAAAGACATGTTGCGGGCAACACGCCAGAAATCCCGACTCCACGCAGTTAACTGCTCTGAAGTCAAGGAAGCAAAGTTAGTTAAAGCCATTGTAGCCTCCGAATAAAATGCAAAATAATAGTAATGAGGGTATCTCTCCCCCAGAAAAAATATCGTTTATCGCACGACCGCGTTTTTGCGCTTCATTAACGAGAGGCGATCTCGGCAAGTTTAACGTCTTTAGCAGACGAGGAATGCGAGTTTTACGAGTTCGACTCGATCTAATATCGCTTAGATAGACGAATACACAGTAATACTAGCTGTACTGCTGCGTTTATGCAAACTATTTTCTATACTTTTTCGCATGAGCAGCGGCCCTTTTAGGCTTCTCCCCTCGTATTAGGCATCACTTAGGCTCCTTTGTGATAAGGGACAGGGTTGCTTTCTGGTCTTTCTCATAGAGATCAAAGATAATCTCAGCCAAGAACAAAACATCATCAAGCTCCCACTGCCCCTGCGTATACTCAAGTATGGCTAAATAGACTTCGTGCATGTCGGAAGGTTTTAACGCCACCCAACATACCTCCTACCACTTAACTTTGTCAGCCCAATAAGCCGCCGAACATTTGCCTTTAGCTATATTTTTAGCGTGTCTAGCCTTAAAAGACGCCCGTCTAGCTTTCTCTTTAGCGGTTCGAGGGTTTTTACCTGCCCCGCTAACACCTTGCTGCCCAAACCGAATAGTCTTTACCTTGCCGTCCTCACACTTAGCTACAACGACATGCGACTTAGTTGGGTGGCTAGGGGTGCGTTTTGGCTTGTTGTAGCCGCTTACGCCCGCCCTTTCAAGTCTTGGATCTTTCTTGGAAGCCATAATACCCTCGACTATTTAAAATATATCCCCGCGTAACCGTTTTAAAGTAGCCTCTGGAAGGGCGTTAAACTCATCTTCGGTCAACTTAGAGATATCAAGGGGTTTTTCCCCGTGGGATGAAGAACTATCGCCAGGGAGTTCAGGAGGCTGAGACTCTGCTGCTTTAAGTTTCTTGCTAACTTCAGCTCTCTTCTTAGCAACTTCATCGACAACTTTCTTAGGAGCGACCTTAGAAGTCAACGTATTCTGCGCTTCCGGGGCCGGGGTGCTAAGACCATACTTATCTATAACGAACTTAGATGCTTGGTTCAGAGCGTCAACCGCTGAATCACCCTGTATGATGAAAGCATCACGAAGCTTAATAGCTTCCTGCGTGTAGTCTTCGTTATAGTCCGCCGAATTCTGATCAAACACGGGGTACTCAGCCTCAAGAATATCAGCTGCCTGCTGGAGCAGGATAGCTTCTTGGTTCTGATGTACGTTCTGAGTAATCTCCTCCTTCAGCTCAGCTGTAAGGCGATCCCGCTCAGCCTGCCTAATCTCGTTGCGAACTGCCGCTGCTTTATCAACTTCGCCATCAAGAACTAGGTTCTGATACTCACGCTCTTTAGCTTCGAAGTCATAGTCAGGAATATTAGCTTTCTGCTGAGCTTTCTCCTCAGCCGCCTGTATCTCGTCTAGGCGCTTCTGCAATGCCTTCTGCTTCTGCAAGACCTCGTCAAAACGAGACTTAGGAATCATTGGCTGCTCTTTGGTAGTCTCCTGAGCGACAGGCTCTTCTTCGACTTCAGCAACAGGCTCTTCCTCAACCTCTGCAACAGGCTCTTCTTCCTCTACTTCTTCAGGCTGCTCTTCCGCTTCGGAGGTGGTTTCAACTTCCTCTTCTTCAGACTCCTCTTCTTCAGGCTCTGATACGGCTTCAGCTTCGTCTACCTCTGGCTCTGGTTGCGCAGCTTCTTCCTCGCCAAGACCAAAATTGAAATCAAAACCCGGCTCTGCATCTTCTATCGGGTCTGACCCTGGCATCCTTTCAAATTCAAGATCCTCTTTCCTATCTTCAGCCATAAAGCTATCCTCATTGGTTTGTTGTGTTTCTTCCTGCCTGTTGCATTGCTACACTAGCAAGCTTCGCAGCAGCTTGGGTTTCCTGCGCCCCAGTCCTAGTTTGATTGGTCAAAGCCGCAAGTTCTCTTCGTAGATCCAGCTCCATCTGTTTGATCTCCATCTTAGTTTGCAGCTCAGCCATTCTAAGCTGTGGCTCAACGTCTGCGACATCTTGTGTCTTAGCCACATTAACAGCTGCTTCACTCTGGAGTTTCTGAACCTCTGCCTGCATCTTCTGAATCTGTAGCTCAATCTGCTGCATTTCAAGCTGATGATGGTAAGCGCTCATTTCTGCCTGTTCAGGCGTAGGCGGCTCCATGCCGGTCAGTTCACGAATCCGTTTAGCCAACTCGCCTTTTCTAGACAAGTGGCTGTATTCAACAATAGCGTCATCGGGTATAGCAACCCCTACCTGACGCAGGTTAATGGCCTCTGCGAACTGAACCTCATCGAAGCTGTCCCTTGCAGGAGCGGTAGCTACAATGACATCGTATTCGCCAATAGTAAGGTCATTAACAACAGTGCCCTCTGGGGTCATCTGGTTTACGACCATAGCCTCACGGGACTTCAGAGGGTCATCCTCGTTAGTAATCTGTATGATGCGCTGCTCCGTATAAAACTGCTGCACCAGACGCAGAATATGCTCAGCTAGGTACTGCCTTGTCTTACGCAGGTTATCCAGCGGAACTTGAATCATGACTACGCCACGATTCTGCTTAGCTTGAATGGCAATACCGGATACTTCAGCGGAGTCGGAACCCAGCATAGAGTCGTTAACACCAGAGATAGTCTTGATGTTAGCCGCTGCTTTCTGGCTTATGCGGTCCAAGCCAGTGGGTATCTGGTTAGGTTGTATCTTAGTAGGTGGCGCAGTACCACGGGCATACTCGACAATCAGACCTGTTTCGGCCCCGTGCTCTTCCAAGTCATCAACGGTCATACCCACCAGTGAGCCACTCTCAACCATCCAGCCAGAGTTAGCCGTGGTATTGACGATATGCAGTTCCTGACTGGCAATCTTATTCAGCTGCTCCTGCGGGGACAACAGGTTACGCACCATGCCAAAAGGACGGCCCCTACGGAAATAGGCGAAGAAAGGAACAATCGTAAAGTCTGTGTAGGGAGACCAATCATCGTGCAAAACGACCTTGTCGCAGGTCACCGTCCAGCGGACTTTGCGCACGGCCTTACTGATAATAGATAGACCATACTGCTTAGCAAACTTCTTAGTCTTAGCAGCAGACCAGTTCTCAGGTGTCGGACGTTGATCGCCAGTATCGGGGTCAACAAAGAAGTCAGACTTAGTAAGCTTACGATGCTGGCGCTCAATGACACGTAGCGCCCTGACTTTACGATACTCGTCTTCACCCTGCACACTGGAATGGTAGGCGTTGTCAGTTTCTTCTAGCGTACCGTAACGAGTCTCTTCATACTCAATAGAGTCATGCCCGAAACTGTTACCGTTCTCGGCGATAAAGATCAGCTTATCAGCTTTTTCTTTGCCATATAGCTCCTCGATCTCATCAAGGGTCATCCACCGAGTCTCAAATACCTCGTTCCAAGTCTTAGGGTCATACTCTTTGGCTTCTGGATCAATCAATATGTCCAACGGGTCTTTGGCGGTGATACGGACTTCGCCCTCAAGATGGTCTGAGAAGTCGATGCGCACATCGAAGTAACCACGCCCGTCAAGGATCAGACCGTCAGAGAATACCTGCTGCTCAACCCAGTCTAGCTTATTGTTGTCAGCTATCTGCATGTACAGCTTGGTCAGCACCTCAGCAACTTCAGCTGACCCACCACGGCGGGGCTTGAACTTAATGTCAGCACGGCGGGTGCTCTGCTCACCTAGCACAGTGTTAACTGTCGGGAGTATCGTGTTAATTGTCAGCGCCGGACGACCTTCAGCGTCTAGACGCTTAATGTCCTCAGAATCCCACTGCTCGCCCCTATAGTAGCTATCACACTTCTTAGCTACATCGATATAGTCAAGATGACCATTATCCCTAGCGCGGGTATAACGGTCCCACTGCGTGGAGGAAATAACGTGCTCTTGTTCTGCGGATAGTTTCTTTGCCATGTCATGCACTCATCGCTGATTTTTTACGGTTCCCTTTGGCCAGGAACATAAGTCGATCCCGCCATGAAGGAACATGCTCTATTGGCGTTTGATAGACCGCAAATTCTGTCATCATCAAACCTATCCATGCCAAAGCATCTACTTGGTCATCATGCGTCCCGTTAGGAAAACGCAATAGTTCTGAAACTAAGGACTCGGTATAAGCAGCATTCTCCGGGATAAACACCATCCCCTGCTGCATACGACCCTGGATGGCCCTCGCCCTAGCTTCCTTATCTCTTCGCCCTGTCTTAAGATCCTTAAAGTAGGCTTCGTAAAGCCCGCGTTCTCGGACACGCTTCTCTAGGAACGGACCAAGCGCCATTTCTATATGGCCCTTCTCTATCCCTATGATAGAGGGCTTCCACATCTCGTAAAGGTCAAGAATCTTTTCGACTAGCTCAAAACCATCGAAACGACCCCTGACAACATCCATTACATAGATCCTGTCATACTCATCGACACCAACAACCATTCCCACGGAATAGTCGTTACGGTCCCGCTTGCCAATTGCCAAGTCCCAAGCGCAGTAAAAACGCATGCCGTGATTAGCAATATCTTCCGGCTTGTAGTAATTAACCATCGTCCGGCTGAAGTAGTCACCATCTTCAGCAACAGGGTTCTGCTGGTAAAGAGCAGACCAATCACGCGGCCCTACCGCCTTGCGAATACGCTCTAGCGCTTCAAGATCGTAGCGCTCGCCATGCAGCGGCTCACCTAAGCTGCGGAACTCTTCGTCTTCTTCGGCAATAGCCGGGTAGCGCACTACCTCCCACTCGTCACCTGCGGCCTCGTTAGCTAACAACCGGCCAGCAAGATCATCGTCATGCCAACGGGTTAAAATAACTAACACCCCGCCGCCTGGAGCTAGGCGGGTATAAGCCGTTGAGGTGTACCAATCCCATGTGGCGTCACGGTTATGCTGTGACTCTGCGTCTTCGCGGTTCTTTACGGGGTCATCGATCACCAAAACGTGAGCGCCCTTACCCGTAATACCGCCGCCGACACCAGCAGCAACAAAACCACCACCAACAGAGGTCAGCCACGCCTCAGCACTCTGGGACTCAGGGTCTAACCGAGTCTTGAAAGTTGTCTTATAGCTCGGCTCACGCAGTAAGTTACGAACCTTACGGCTAAATGTCATGGCCAAGCTGCCAGAGTACGAACAGCTAATAAACTCGTGATCCGGGTTACGTCCCAAATGCCAAGCTGGGAAAGATACACTAGCTAGTGTGGACTTCCCGTGCCGTGGCGGCATAAAAAGCATCAATCGGGGCGACTTTTTGTCCACCACATCCTTTGAAAACTGCTCTAAACGCCTACAAATGTCTTTGTGTACCCAACCCGCGATATAATCTGGGTTAAACCGCTCTACAAACGGTAACATGCGCTTACGAGTTAGCACCCTAGCCGCTAATTCAGCACGGGCTAACTCGTTAGGGTCAGACTTTTCCTCCTTTTTCTCAGGGGGAGCCTCAGCCTCTGCCGCTTTGCAGTACACACATACACCGTAATCGCTGACTAATGTCTCAGGGTGGACATTTTTACAGCTCTTACACTGCCTCTTCGGTATCTCCATCCGCAACTGGCTCTAAGTACTGCATATCCTTACCAACAATCTTGAGCAATTCTTCGTCAGTCAGGCGCTCAAGCTGTTTAATATTGTTAATCTGCACGTTAACCTG